ACTAATATATACAGCGGTAGCTAAAGCGGGGTCTGAATTATTAAATTTAAATTTACCACTACCCGGATCACTGTTTGTTGTTGTTGACTCAAACTCTATTCTAAATCCAGTAGTGCTTACTCCTGAAGCGCCTGATGATCCCGAGGTTCCAGACGAACCACTAGTCCCTGATGCGCCAGATGAACCACTGGAACCAGATGTGCCCGAAGAACCAGATGTACCACTAGAGCCTCCACCACCTCCACTTGTAGAATAACTAACTAATTTAGTTGTAGAATCCCAAGTTAAAAAATTAACAGCAGAAACATCTTCATTTACTGTTCTAAGACCTAATCCATCACCACTAATAAATACATCAGTAGAAATATTTAAATTATCTAAAGTAGGATTATAAAAAGCTACACCACTTTCAGTTTGCCCATCAAATAATCCTGTTGGATAACCTGCACCAGTAATACCTCCTAAAATATCTCCAGAAGTAAAATATAATGGATTAGAAAATTCAGAAGCAAAGCCATCTGCAGTTAATGTTCTGACTGCAAAATTATAATTACTATATTTTTTAACTGGATAAGTAAAATGAGGTTCATATTCAGGAATTAAAAAGCCAGAATAATTAGTTGCAATTAATGTACCTGTTAAATTAGTTGCGATATACCCTGTTCCAGCACTTCCTGCGCTACCAGCTGTACCGCCGCCAGCAGATTGTGTAATAAGAGATCCGGTCAATTCAGATAAATATGTGCCAGAATAAAGAGTTCCAGTAATTAAACCTCCAGACGGATAAACTACCAAGCTATTAACACCTGTATCAAAAACACCGCCCCAATATATTCTTGAACTTTTGGTATTACCAGCTGGAATAGCTACTTGAAAAGCTCCAGAAGCAGCGTTACCATAAACACCTTGCGGTAAATTATTTGAATTTAAAATAATGGTGTGGTCTAACCATTGCACACCTGTAGTTTCATATGCAGAAAAAATAGGCTCAGCATTTGTTCCGCTATAAGCATAATCTTGCAGTGTACTGTTAATTTCAAACAATCTACCATCTAATCGACCAGTTCCTGTGCCATGTACAAATTTAGAAATACCTTTGATTTCAGGAGTTTCAATTATAAAATAATCACTTCTATTATATAAATTTCCGCTTTCAATTACTTGTATTTCGTATCGCGCATCACTTGCTGGATTTAAATCTTTATGAAATTTAGCAACAAGAGTACTATCTACTTGCTTATTAAAGTTGTCACGATTAACAATAATTTTTCCAGCTAATCCACTAATATCTACGTTATATTGTAATGGATCAATGGGAAATGGTTTAATAGAAGATGGAAAATAATATGCTTGACCTGTTCCAAGATTATCACTCAAAACAGCAGCATAATACAGTCCTGAATTAGGGTCGCCATCAAGATCAAAATTTAAACTTGCTCTAAAACTATTTGACAAATCTATACCGTATTGATAATCTGGAGCTGCTGTGCCAGAAAAATTACTAATATTAAATCCAGATGTTGAATTGCCATAAACCGTTAAAGAATTTAAAGTAGAATATCTAGTAGCTTTAAAATCTAAATTTATATCGGTTCCTACTGCTACTTTGCACCCAGTAATCACAGGTGTTGGCATTGTCAAAAAATAAATGCCAGTATTTTTTCTATTATAATAGTCTGTAGAAACAACTTTAAACCTAACACGTCTTCTATTAGGACTTAAAGAGTTGCCATATGAAACGCTACCATTTTCTAAATTAGTGAATAAAGATTTTATATTATCAGTTGATAAAGAATAATATGTATTCTTATAATCACCTGTGGTTAATCTTTGTACAAAAGCTCCAGTTTCATCTTCTAAAGTAATTTCAAACCCTTTTAAACTGTCTAAAAAAGAAACATCTTCGTCACTAAATACAGAATTATCTGCAGGATTAACTAAGTTCCAAGCAATTCTAGGATTTTTAACAAAGAATTGACCGCTGGCTACAGAAATATTTTTATTAGTTATATCGCTTGGGCTAATACCTTCGCCACCAGTAAATAAAGCAAGTGAATTGTTATAAGGAAAATTATTAACAATAGGTAGGTTAGGAGCCCCATTCTGGACATGAAAACCAGAAATACGTAAAGCCGCACCAAAATCTTCCGGCTGTTGACTAATATATTTTGAAAAAGTTGCCATTTTAGTTTGTTAATCCAATAGTACCTTCTAATCTCTTGTCGGGATCATATCTAAATATTTTAACATCAATTGTATTTGTACCTTCTGTTGGAGCGGATGATCCAGAAATCAACTCTCCTAAAAAGATGTTTGCATTTTGATTGTCCCAACCATCTAAAGTTACACGTAATACATCCCCATTAGATTTTGCAACTTGTAATATATAGCCACCTGTATTGGATGCATTAACATTATTGTCAGCAGCTAAAACTTTAAAATTTATATTTACATATTGTTGTCTATAACTCTTTTGAAGAGGCCGCTGATTCCTTAAAGGAAATTTGCCGTCAAAATACGGTGGTACATCAGTTTCAGGATTAAAATCTATAAAACTAACTTCTATAGAGTTATTGGTTTCTATTAAAGGCTCTGGTAAAGATGGTACATTAACTATTTGAGATACAGATTGTTGTGTATTTTCAATACTTTTTGATCTGTCAATGTTATCAAATTTGGTTCGGTTATACATTAAACCTGTCACCATATATTCATTGGAGCTTTTTTCTGTAATAGTTAATACTCTGTATTCAACTTCTTTAATTTCATAATCAGCGCTTAAATTTTGAGCAGACCATAAATAGCCAGATTTAATCAAATTAAAATCTTGATCTGATGTTTCAGATACAGTAACTACATTAGTTTCAGATACGGCGCTGACTGTGAATTCTTTTATTTGAGGCTCTCTTCTTGAATTTATTTCTTCATCAGTTAAACCAGTTTCATCTTGAACATTTATTTTTAGTCTAGCCTCTTCATTAAGTTTTTTAGCAGTTTTATTCTCTCTTGGAGTTATAAAAGTAATTTTTTGCCCCACAATATCTTCTTGGATACCTTGATCTAAAGTTACTTTACGTGCAGCATAATCAACCGCTACAATTCTACCTCCATATCTTTTAACACTTTTAAGTTTGTCTTGAATTTTAATAACATCTCCCGGTCTTAAATAACTACCTTCTTGACCAGTTGAAAATTGAACAGTATCAGTTTCTGTTTGATTTGTTGATAGCATCCATTTAGCCAATCTATGGGCTTGGCCTCTTGAAGTAACTCCTATAGCAACAATATCTTTTTGTTTGTAACCGTACTCTCTTAATCCTGCTGAGTTTTCTGCGTATTCAACCTTAGGTTTATAACTATCTGTTTCATCATTATATCTAACGGTAACGACAGTATGCCTTGCAGAATCAGCAGACCCACTATAAACAAATACTCCATCGACAACATTTGAGTTGGTAAATAACATAACCGCATCTCTTTTTTCGTCATTAGCAATAAAAATATTTCCTGAAGACCAATAAACCATACCTCTAAATATAGCAGATAAATCATTGATGGCGTTAAGAGCATTTTGCTCTCGATCCAAATACACGTTGCATGCAAACCTTGGTTCTAATAATGGTAGCTGACCTTGAAAATCTACTCCCACTTTACCTCCTACCACTTCAGCATCAAGTGGTTGACCACCAGAAGTAACATATTCATCATAAAAAAGTTTTTTTGCGCCTCCTTTAGGTGCTGGATTTATTAATATACTTAAAAGATAATATGCTGGAGAATTAAAGTTATGATTTATTTGACCCTGATCTTGACTAACACCTTTATCTGTACTTACGTCTTGATTTTGAAAATTTATTTGAGCGTTAAAAGATGTGCGTAACTCAGGGTATTTCGAAAATATTTGTTCAATAGAAAAAAGCGCTACAAGTTTAAATTTATAAGAATTATTTTCGTATTTACCTCCGATTATAAGTCTTCTGTAAGCTTTATCTACAAGAGTACCACCTGAATCAACTGTATCAAAAAGAGAAGCAATAGTTCCATCTGGAAATCTATCTCGCAACGCCTCTTCTCCCAAATTTGTTGAAGAATCATCAATAACAACTTCAGTATCAAGGCTTGTAATTGTAAAATCAGATAAAGGAAATTTACCAGAATATCCTGTTGGAACTAATTCATCACAATATTTACCTATTTTATACAAATTCCATTTGTCTATAAAAAAATGTTTCACACCAAATTTGCCAACCCCATATCTGGTATTAGTCATCAAATCATATAAAATCCAAGCAGGATTATTTGTCCATTTTTTTACTGTAGAAAATTCTCCAGTCCAATTGCCATCATACGTTTTAGCATCCGGATTGTAATTTATAGGCACGTTGATTTTCAGCATTTTGCAATCAAATGATCTTTTAGGTGGACTTGAAAAAGTACGGGCATCAAAAACCATACCTACAATCATGCTACTTGGATAACTTAAAGGCACTTCAACAATTTCTCCAATACTGGAAACCATTAAATCTTTTCTTTGAAAAACATTGTCAGCATCTAATTCTGCATCTGTTCTAAAAATCTTAACAAATCTATCTTTTTCAATTAGAGGAGGTGGTAAATTAATAAAATAACTTCTAAAATAAGGTCCTGAACATATACCTGCAATACCACAATATAAATATCTAATTGAACCGCCTTGGCTAATTAAAAAATTATCTCCTACATAACCTGTTTTAATAACAAAATTAACTGCATTAGGATAACTTCCTTTATAGCTCAAGCCATTTGTAGACATTTCAATATTCAAAGCTGTAACGCTTTTATTGGTAATTGTATGTGTAAAAGGCGCTACTTGGGCTGATTCTGCAGATCTAATCTTAGAAATTTCTTCTCCTCGAATGTCGTAAAGAAAATTATTAACATTTGTTGTTAAGTGTTTTTTTGCTTCTACGTTTTCTGTACTGCTAGTTGCTAATTCCGTATTAGTGAGTGTCACTTTCAAACTTTTTGTACTATTCTCAAATTCGTTCTTAGTTAATCCTACTAATTTTGCTTGAGTATTTATTGCTTGAACAGAGTTAGTAAAAGATAAATATGGTGCATTATCAAAGTTAACTAAAGGTTTTTGAATCTCTGACCCTAGCTGAACTTCAGCAAATACTCTTGGAAAATTTATAGTTAAACTATCTGTATTTTTAACGGGCACATCATTTAAATATATACCTTGAAAAACATCTTCGTTATTTGAAGTTTTTTGATGAAAATAAACAGTATTACCATATTTATCACACAATCCTTCGGTTAAACCTTCACAAACTAAATCAACTGACTGATAAAGACCAACAGATTCTAAAACCACGCCGTCAAATTTCCCTAAAACACCTTGATCTGTGCCTGCGCAAACATATGAAAACGATTGAAGATCTTCATACGAATCACTATATGATGCTGTTGAAAGATTTGGATTTGATGTTGTTACTAGGTCGCCAATCATGATGATAATCCTACAGGTTTAGTCATACCCAAATAAGTTCTAGCAGAATTATTATAAATATAATCATTGTTTATATTTGGTTGAGTCGTGCTATCTCCGTCAGCACTTTTAAATATACCTTCTAACCCTTGGTCAAATAGTGTTTTATCAACATTAAAATTATTAATAGAAATAACACGACTACCAACAAGCATTCTTCCATAACCCACTGGAACAACAACTCCTTGTCGCGTAACATTTTCAGCACCCTGAAAAGCAAAAGAAGTGGTTTTCACAATTTCTGGATCATCTTTTTTCATCAATTTAGACATCAAAAGACTCATACCAAAAGAAAAAGCTGCCATTAATACAGCGCCGACAATAAAATTAACCACCTTAAAAGTAGCAATAAAAGCCAAAGAAGATACACCAATAATCATTTTACCACCTAACAGAGCTGCTGTAATAGCAGCGGATGTAGCGACAAAACTACCAAACAAAACAGGTATAATCAGCACTTCCTTTGCTTTAACATTAACGTTAAAAGTACCATCACAAACAACTTCTTTTCCATCTACAAAAACAGCAAATTCTCTTTTCTTGTTTAAGCCAACAAATTTTTCAAATTTACCTGTATTAGCTTCGATAGCATTGAAAACCTCCTTCAAAGTTCTACAATTAAATTTAAAAAAGCTGCCAACAACTTTGCCAAGCCTGCCTTTTAGATAAACCTTTGTCATTACTAAATATTATACACTTGACAAAGGAAAAATAAATTTATTTTCAGTAATTGATGAATAAAATAGAAATTTTTTATACTCTTTTGAATAAATTAAAGAAGATAGGTTAGAATTTTGTACATTCTCTATATCAGCAGGACTTAAATAGCAATCTCCTTCTGGGTGAGAGTGAAACAAACAAATAATATCTGAATAAAAGTGATAATACTCAGAGGGGTTCAAAAGAAAATTATCATAAATATTATCAGCATAATTTTTTAAAAAATATACCTTTTTCTTAGTGATAAGTCCGCATATTTCAAAATTACAAGCAGATGCTATTTTAGAAATATAAAGTAAAAACTTTTTATTAAAAATCATACCGTTGGGTCGCAGGAAACCCTCCGAACGGCAGTCCATTTTTATATGCTCCATATGCTAAATACCTACATTTACAAGCGTTTAAATTTTTAGCGCATTGATCAGCAACCCAATATTCGCGCTCATATCTAGGATCTTTATCTGGTGTAACCTCTTTAATGCAAACAAAAAATAAATCAGGTTTATTTACTGTAACATCGTCTTGATTGCTGATACCAAACTTAGATAAATTAACCACCTGAGATACAATTCTAATAGTATCACCCGGCAAATATTTTGTAGCACCAACTTCATCATTAGCTAAATCTCCACTCAAAATACCATATAACGTAGTATCGCCAGTACTAGCTGAAGTCGTAAGCTGTAATGTAGCGCCGCTAGAAAAAACAATGTATCTAGATTTTTTAATATCATCAGTTAAAGCGTCAACAGCTACAGGTTGAATTCCTTGTCCACTAGAACCAGATGGAATACTTTCGGTCAAAATGCCTGATAATGATTGTGCGCTACTCAGCGCAGCTTCATCTAAAGTAAAATATACATTATCATTAAATGTT